CCACAGAGAAATAAGAGAGAAAATGTCTACACAAGAACTGTACGCATGGAACGCTTACTTTACAATTAAAGCTGAACGAGAAGAAGAAGCCTACGAAAAAGCAAAAAGACAAGCCCAAGTTCGCAAAGTACGCTAAACTTTTAATATCCGTGTATTCTGCAGAAACCAGTGGCATCTGAATATAGCGTAAATATAAGTTTAGATACTAAAAAGGCAGAGGCTAATCTTAGAAATTTAAAGAAAGGTATAGATGGCTTAACTGCAAAAAAAGGTGGAGCAGCGAAAAAAGAATTAAGTGCAGAAGAGCAATTATTAAAAATAGAGAACCAACAGCTTACTATAAAAAATAGAGGATTAGGTCTTACTCTGAAAGCTCTTCCTTTAGAACAGAAAGGAGTAAATATAAAAAAAGTAGAGAAAAAGATAAGAGCAGCAAATGTGGCTGCAAGTCAGGAAGATTTTGACCTAGCTAAGAAAAATTTACTTTTAGCCGATAAAAGAATAAAAAAGGCTCAAGTTTTACTGAAGAAAAACCAAGACACAGCAAATACAGCAAAAAAAGCATCATTTGACCCCTCAAGAGTAAACATTGGAGCAGGACAGGCTCCGATGAATATAAATACAATACTTGCACAATCAGAAAAAAGATTAGGTTTTGAGGTAAAACTGAGGGAACTAGAATCTCAGGGAGTTAAAACCGCTAAGTTAAGAGCAAAGATGGGCGAACTGGTTGATGCCCGAAACAGAAAAGAGTTTGGAAGTATTGATAGAATAAACAGACAGATAAGAATGGGAATAAAGTTTGAGCAAAGCAAACTAAGACTGCTTGCCAAGCAAAATGCTGAAAGAGTTAAAGAAGATAAATTTATCCAACGACAAGTATCTAATATAAACAAACTGGCTAACGAGTTTGGTCGATTAGGAATAAGTGTAGGCAAATTCCAGGATAGTCTGATAAATACCAGAGGACCAGGTGGAAGTATGTTAGCTCTGCCTAGTGCTCAGATGTTAGACCAAAGAGTTAAAGCAACAGGGCAAGCTGGTGGATTTAGCAGAAGCATACCAAGATTTAGATTACCTTCGCCCACCAGAGGTTTTGATTTTGGAAGTGCTCTAATAAGTGGTGGTTTTCCTCTGTTATTTGGTCAAGGTCCAATAGGTGCTCTTGCTGGTGGTTTAGGCGGTGGTATTGGCGGAATGTTTGGGCAAATGGGCGGTTTTGCAGGAGGTATTGCAGCTACAGCAATAGTCCAACAATTACAAAACACAATAGCTGCCGTATCACAATTAGGACAGGCATTTAACTCCATAACTCCAAATATCCAAGCACTTACCGCATCATTAGGCATAGCTGGAACAGAAGAAGAAAGAAGATTAAAACTAATCGAAGAAACACAGGGAAAACAAGCTGCGTTAGCTGCTGTAACTAAGAGCATGAACAAAGCTATTGGAGTTGATGGAGTAGAAAACTTGAAGAAGTTTGGAGAAACAAGTCAATTACTGGCTAACGCATTTACGTTGGCAATGACAAAAATGCAAGCTGCTTTAGCTCCACTCTTTGAATTACTTGCGACTCCTTTCGCTGGACCAATAAAAACACAACAGAGAGCAGAGCAAATTGCTGCTGGCGGTGGAGCTACAGATGCAACTTTATTAGGACTACAGGAAGAACTAGCAGGAATAGCGTCTACTAAACAAAATAGAGCAAAACGTAATAGATTAAAAGCACAGATAGAATCCAGAAAGGAAGAGTTAGCTGAATTAGGAAAAATAGAAATAACAGCTAAAAATATAAGAATGATAGAGGATTCTAAACTTAAAAAGGTAAGACAACAGAATGATTTATTGAGAGCAAAAATAAATGGGAACTTTGAAGAAGTACAGTTAGCTCAAGAAGTAGAAGAAAAAATACAAGAGATGGTAGACGCAGGAGCAAAGATAAATGAGATAGATAAAAAGAGAGTTGAAGATACTATGAAACTAAATAAAGATTTAGAAAAACAAGCAGAACTAGCAGAAAAAATAAGACAATCGTTTAAAGATTTAGGGCAGTCAATAGCAACTGACATATCACAGGGAATACAGGGAATGATCCGTGGAACGTCAACACTAAACGATCTATTAAATAACGTATTGAACAAACTTATAGATACAGCATTTAATCTAGCTTTATTCGGCAATCCACAGGGAACGCTAGGTGGTGGAGGATTATTTGGTTCTATATTTGGTGGACTAGGTTCTTTATTCAACAAAGGTCCATTTGGAGGAGCACCATTAGGCCCACTAGGAAATCCTTTGAGTCAACATACTGATTTAACAGTGGGAGTAAGAGCAGGAGGAGGTTCAGTAAAAGGAGGAAGTCAGTATCTTGTAGGAGAACGTGGACCAGAACTATTTACACCTGGAGTTTCTGGAATGATTACACCAAACCATGCTCTCGGTGGATCTACAAGTATTGTTGTAAATGTAGATGCCACTGGATCTAATGTAGAAGGAGATGAACAAGAAGGCAGAGAGTTAGGTAAAGCTATATCAGTAGCGGTACAATCAGAATTAATCAAGCAGAAAAGACCTGGAGGTTTACTTGCATAATGGCTACCTTCCCTTCAATCACACCAACATACGGACAGCAGAAAAGATCCGCACCGCTAACTAGAACAATTCGTTTCGCTGACGGCTATGAGCACAGAATATTATTTGGACTTGCTGCACACCAGAATCCAAAAATTTATAATTTTACTTTTGAAGTATCGGAAACAGATGCAGACACCATAGAAGGATTCTTAGACAGCAGAGCAAATGACAGTGCCAGCTTTACTTTTACCCCACCAGGAGAAGGGTTTACAAAGACAGGAACTTACTCTCAATCAGGCACTACAGTAACAATCACAATCACAAGTCATGGTGTAGCTGTAGGAGATGAACTTACTATTGATTACACTTCTGGGTCGGCAACTGATGGCACATTTCTTGTTGCTTCAGTAACGGATTCAAATGTTTTTACTGTTACTGCTGCTGCCAGTGCTACTAATAGTGGTAATGTTTCGATCACTTTATCTGGTGCTGGTCAATATGTTTGCGAAAACTGGACAAAATCTATACCATATAACAATAGAGCCACGATCCAAACAACATTTAGAGAGGTCTTTGAACCATGAGCAGTTCTGCTATCGTTAGCAATCTTCAAAATATAAACCCATCAGCAATAATTGAATTATTTACTCTTACTTTAGACAGTAGTTTACATGGATCGAGCACAGTTTACAGATTCCATGCTGGTTCATCTCTAAAAGATAACGGAGAAATAGTTTGGGCAGGGAACACATATCAAAGATTTCCAATAGAAGCCGAAGGATTTGCCTTTACTAAAGGACAACTTCCTCGCCCTACACTAACAGTCAGCAATGCACTGGGAACAATAAGTGCTATTTTAATTGACGTTAATGCCACAACCACTGGTAATGACTTAACAGGTGCAACTGTTACTAGGATTAGAACTCTTGCAAGATTTTTAGATGCTGTTAATTTTCCTGGAGACATAAATCCTTATGGCACACCAGATAGCACAGCAGAGTTTCCGCAGGAAATATACAAAGTTGATAGAAAATCAGCAGAAAACAGAGATGTAGTTCAATTTGAATTGGCTGCTGTATTTGATCTTGCAGGTATTCGTGCCCCACAAAGACAATGCACCAGAGCCGAATTTCCTTCTATCGGCACAATCGCAACATGAATTGGAAAGACGCTGCACTTAATCATGCTGAAACAGAAGATCCAAAGGAATCTGTTGGTCTTTTGTTGAATGTTCGGGGAAAAGAAAGATATTATCCCTGCCGTAATCTTTCGATGACAGCACATCAATGTTTTATTCTTGATCCAGAAGATTATGTAAAAGCAGATAATTTAGGAGACATAGTTGCTGTTGTTCATAGTCATCCGACAACTCCAGCTATAGCTAGTCAAGCAGATAAAGTTAGTTGTGAGCAAAGTGGATTACCTTGGCACATAGTAAATCCAAAAACAAAACAGTGGGGATATTACGAGCCACAGGGATATGAAGCACCGCTTTTAGGCAGACAATGGGTATGGGGCATAACAGATTGCTGGTCACTGGTCCGTGATTACTACAAACAGGAAAAAGGAATAAAGTTGAAAGATTACGAAAGACCCATCACTCCAGAGGAGTTTATGAAAGATCCTTTATTTGAAAGTTATGCTTGGAGGACAGGATTTAGAGAACTTAGACCAGATGAGAAATTACAAACTGGAGATGTTTTACTGATGAGCATTTTAGATTCAACTTTAAATCATGTGGCTATTTTTCTTGGAGATGAGGTATTACATCATTTAACCGATAGACTATCTTGTAGAGAACCATATTCTCCATGGTTATTAAAATGTACAGGAAAGAGGTATCGTTATGCTTCGTAAAATAAAACTATATGGAGAACTTGCAAAGTTTGTAGGACATAAAGAATTTGAAGTAAAAGCAGATACTTTAGCAAGTGCGGTAAGTTTTTTGATAAATAACTTTGAAGGTATAGAAAAGTATATGAGTCCAAAGTATTACCAAGTGAAAGTTGGTAACTACGCTATTGATGAATCAGAAATTGATTATCCAATCGGAAAACAGGATATACATTTTGTTCCTGCTATAAGTGGTGCTGGTAGAGGCTTCGGAAAAATATTACTAGGAGCAGCATTGATAGGTTTAGCAATAGCATCTCCAGGTGCAGGATTTTCTTTTGGGTCAAAAGGTATAGGTTTCGTAGCATCAGGTTCAGCAGCAGTAGCAAGCCCCTTTATGGCAGCAGTGGGTAATTTAGGTATAGCTTTAGTGCTTACTGGAGTGTCTGAAATGCTGACTCCTTTACCTAAAAGACAAGAATTTAATTCTGAAGAAGATCCAAGACTATCATTCAGTTTTGGAGGAACGCAGCAAACGGGGCGTAGTGGAACGCCCGTCCCTCTGGTATTTGGAGAAATCTTTACTGGCTCAGTGGTAATCAGTGGTTCTGTAGATACTGAGCAGGTGCAAGCATGATTGAAGAAAAATATCCAATTAAAGGTTCTGGTGGTGGCGGTAGCCCTCCTCCAGCACCTCCGCAACCAACTAGAGAACCTGATACTCTTCATAGTAGACAGTTTGCCACTTTTCTTGATCTTGTTTCAGAAGGAGAGATAGAGGGTTTTGCAACAGCATCAAAAGAAGGAAGAACAAAAGGTACAACTGCATATAATAATGCTGCATTAAAAGATGTTTTTCTTAATGACACTCCAGTATTAAGAGCTTCAGCAGATTCTACAGACCCTCAAACTACAGATTTTAACTTTCAGGATGTTAAATTTACTCCTCGATTTGGCACTGGAGATCAAACTAAAATTTCTGGGATTGAAAGTAGTGTATCAACTACAAGTGTTGGAGTCACGGTTACTGCAAGCACTCCTGTTACTCGTCAGATAACAAATACAAATGTTGATGCTGTAAAAGTATCTATTACGTTTCCACAATTACAAAAAGCTACTGATGCTGGAGATTTGTTAGGTTCATCTGTTCAGTTAAAAGTAGCTGTTCAGTATAATTCTGGTGGTTTTACTGACGTTATCACTGACACTATCAGAGGTAGAAGTGGAGATGCGTACCAAAAAGACTATCGTGTAAATATTACTGGATCGTTTCCTGTAGATATAAGAGTCAGTAGAGTTACAGCGGATAGCACGGATACTAACTTACAAGATAGTTTCCAGTGGACAAGTTTTGGAGAAGTCATTGATGATGCGTCAACTTATCTAAATAGTGCGTATAGTTCAATAAGACTAGACTCGATGCAGTTTAGTTCTATCCCTGCTCGTAAATTTAGAATTAGAGGAATCAAAGTAAGGATCCCAGGAGCAGGAGCATCTAGTTCTGGTACGCCAAGTGTCGATTCTGCTACTGGTCGCATTGTGTACCCTGACGGCTATATATTCAATGGAACACTCTCGGCAGCAGTATGGACTTCATGTCCCGCAATGATTCTGCTTGATATTTTAACTAACGATAGGTATGGATTTGGTGCTCATATAACAGACAGTTCTCTCGATCTTTTCAGTTTTGTAGCAGCCAGTAAGTTCGCTAACACTCTTGTCGATGATGGTGCTGGGGGACAAGAAGCAAGATTTAGCTGCAATGTAAATATACAAAGTCCTAAAGAAGCTTTTGAACTTATAAATGAACTTGCTGGTGTTATGAGATGTATGCCGATATGGTCTGCTGGTTCGATAACAATTACACAAGACAAACCAACTGATGCAAGTTATCTATTCAATCTATCAAATGTAGGAGAAGGTGGATTCAGTTATGCAGGAAGTAGCTTAAAAACTAGACATAGTGTTATATCTGTTTCTTACTACAACATGGATAGTCAGGAGGTGGATTTTGAAGTTGTAGAAGATGCCACAATAAAATCTAAAATTGGCACTGTAGTAAAACAGGTAAAAGCATTTGCGTGTACTTCCCGTGGTCAAGCTCGAAGATTGGGGAAGGCAATATTGTTCGCTGAAAATAATGAATCTGAGGTCTGCACTTTCACAACATCCATAGATTCTGGAATAGTTGTACGACCTGGTGCAGTTATTGAAATACAAGATCCAGTAAGAGCAGGAGTAAGAAGAGGCGGAAGATTAAAAACTGTCACTTCCACAACTGTTGTCACTGTTGATGATACTTCTGCAACAGATTTTGCTGTAGATGCAAGCGGAAATCCCGTTGGAGATGCAACTCTAAGCGTACTTTTACCCGATGGAACGGCTGAAAGTAGGGCAATCTCATCTGTATCAAATGGGACTATAACTGTAAGTTCTGCTTTTTCACAAACACCTAACGTAAACACTATCTGGCTTATATCAAACGTAACTGTTAAGTCGCAATTATTCAGAGTAATAACAGTAGAAGAACAAGATGGTATAAATTATGCGATTACAGCTTTGTCCTATGTTGAGGGAAAGTATGCGTTTATTGAAGATGGCGAAGCATTAACAGCAAGAACTGTATCAAAACTAAATTCACTTACTGAACCTCCTTCTGGTTTAAATGCTGTTGAAAGAATATTTCCTATCAATAATCAGGCTGTATCAAAGATTGTTATTAGTTGGCAACCTATTGTCGGTGTCGTGCAATATCAGGTTAATTACAGGTTTGAAGATGAAAACTTTATAAGTGAAAAGGTTTCAAGACCTGATTTTGAAATAATGAACAGTAGAAAAGGAACTTATACGATTCAAGTATTCTCATATAATGTTTTAGATCAATTATCAGCGACTTCTACTAATTTAACTTTTGAAGCTGTTGGTAAAACAGCATTACCACAGGATGTTACAGGATTATTAGTCGAACCAGTTTCAGATCAATTTATACGACTGCGTTTTGATAAAGCTACAGATATTGATGTTACGCATGGTGGGAACGTGGTTGTTCGGCATAGTAACCTAACAGATGGAACGGGAACATTTACTAATTCTGTTGATATTATTCCTGCTTTACCAGGAAACGTATCTGAGACATTAGTACCAGCAGTAGATGGCGAATATATTCTTAAGTTTAGAGATGATGGTGGCAGACTAAGTTCTGGAGAAACTTCTGTTGTTGTAACAACTCCTGATCCTGTACCCAAGTTAGTTGTCTTAACGGATAGAGAAGATACTGATAGTCCACCTTTTGCTGGAACTAAAACTGACTGTAGTTTTGACAGTTCTTTAAATGGTTTAGTTTTAGGTGGGCCAGTTTTATTAGATTCTATTTCTGATTTTGATGCCATATCAAGTTTTGATGATTTAGGAACAATCAGTGCTACCTCAGGTACTTATGATTTTGCAAATAAATTAGATTTAGGAGGAAAACAACCTTTAAGGCTTACAAGACATTTTGTAACTCAAGGTTTTTATCCTAGTGATTTATTTGATGATAGGACTGCAAATGTAGATACATGGACAGATTTTGATGGTGCAAAAGCAACAGATGTAAATGCAAAGTTATTAGTAAGTACAACTGACAGCGATCCAGCAACTTCTGTTTCAGCTACTTACGCACAATCTGGAACGACTATAACTATTACAAAATCAGGTCATGGTTATTCTGTTGGCAGTAATGTGGAAATTACATTTTCAACTGGAACTGCTGTGACTGGAAACTATGAAATCATAACTGTGCCAACTTCAAGCACTTTTACAGTAACAGCTTCAAGTAGTGCAAGTACAAGTGGAAATTGCACTTATTCTGCTGAATTTACTAAATTTAATACTTTTGCAAATGGAACATTTATTGGTAGAGGATTTAGATTTAGATGTGAAATGTTATCAGACGATCCTGCTCAAAGTATTGAAATAGACCAACTAGGTTATTCGGCTGAATTAGAAAGAAGAACTGAAACAGTAAATTCAGTTATTGCTTCGACTACCTCAACAAAATCTGTCACTTTTGCTAATAGTTTCTTTACAGGATCTACTGGAACGGAAGTTTCTGCTGGCTCTGCTTTACCAACAATAGGAATAACTATTGAAAATATGACGGCTGGAGATGAATTTTTCTTATCTAATATATCTGGTACAGGTTTTGATATAGATATTAAAAATAGTGGTAGTAATGTTAATAGAAATTTCAAATATACTGCCGTTGGATTTGGGCGTGGTAGTTAGTATTGAATTAAGATATACTTAGATAAAAAATTGGATTAGGTAATGGCTACTCACGATTATGTTATAGACAATGCCTCTGGTAGTGCTGTCAGAACGGACTTAAATAATGTATTCCAGGCGATATTAACAAATAACAGTTCTGGTTCTGCTCCCAGTACAACTGCTGCATATATGTTGTGGGCTGATACTTCAAATGCTTTATTAAAAATAAGAAATAGCGCTAATGATGCTTGGATTACATTAAGAGGATTAGATGGTTCGTTAACTTCTAGTGCTGATGCTTCAATAAATAGCGTTGCTGTAGGTAAAGGAGCAAACTCTGTTGCTGGTAACACTGTTCTTGGAGAAAGTGCTTTAGATGCTTCTGTTTCTGGTGGAAATAATACTGCTATAGGAAATACTTCTTTAAGTGCGTTAACTTCAGGTGCAAGAAATGTTGGTGTAGGTTTTGAATCTTTATTGAATTTAACAACTGGTGATGATAATACAGCTTTAGGAGCAGGTGCTTTAAATGCTTGTACAACAGCAAGTGATAATGTCGCAGTAGGGCGTAATAGTTTAGCTGTAAATACAACTGGTGCTAATAATACAGCGTTAGGATTTAAAGCTCTTGATGCTAATACTACAGCATCTAACAATACTGCTGTAGGTTTTGATGCAATGGGATTAAACACAACTGGAGCTAACAATGTAGCTGTAGGTAAAGGTTCTTTAGATGCAAATACCACAGCAAATAATAATACCGCCGTAGGCTTTGATTCACTAGGAGCAAATATAACTGGAACTGATAACGTAGCTGTTGGCTTGAATTGTCTACTTGTAAATACAACGGGAACAAATAATACAGCTATAGGTTCAGAAGCTTTAGATGCTAATACAACTGCGTCAAGTAACACAGCAGTTGGCAGATCGGCACTAGGAGCAAACACAACTGGAGCTACTAATACTGCTGTTGGTAATCAATCGTTAGATGCAAATACAACGGGCAGTAATAATACATCTATAGGTCATCAATCTTTAACATCAAATACAACAGCATCAAATAATACTGGTCTTGGTTATGGTGCATTAGGTTCAAACACAACTGGAACTTCAAATACAGCCGTAGGTGCTAATGCCCTAGATGCTAATACCACTGCGGATTCAAACACTGCGGTGGGTCGTGACGCGTTAACTGCTACTACAACTGGAAATCTCAACGTTGCGATAGGAGACTACGCAATGAGTTCTTCTACAACTGCAGATCGAAATGTAGCGGTTGGAAGTAATGCAATGTCAAGTCTATCAGCAGATGGAGATAGTCATAATGTAGCAGTAGGATTCAGAGCCGCACAAAATTCAACCACTGCTGTTCAATTTACGGCATTAGGAAGTGATACTCTTACTGCACAAACAACTGGAAATTATAATGTTGCAATAGGGTATTTATCAGGAAGTTCTTTAACTACAGGGGGATCAAATACTTCTGTTGGAAGAGCATCATTAGGAGCCAATGTAACTGGTGGTAACAATACTGTTATGGGGTACAATGCCTATAGATTGGGTAATGATGGTAATAATAATGTTGCAATTGGAAATGACGCTTTAGAAGACAATACTGGTGATAACAATACTGCTGTAGGTTATTTTGCATTAAAAGAAAACACAACTGGAGAAGATAATATAGCTATAGGAGAACAATCTTTAGAATCCAATACTACCGCTAATTACAATATAGGTGTAGGTTCTCAAACTTTAGAGGCAAACACAACTGGACAATCTAACGTAGCAGTAGGACATCAATCGTTACACTTAAACACCACAGGAGAGAACAATATTGCTATTGGTGGTGGAGCTTTATCAAAAAACACAACTGCAGCAGAAAACACAGCAATAGGTAAGGATGCTTTATTTGAAAACACAACTGGAACAAAGAACGTAGCTGTAGGATATGCAACTTTAGATGCTAATACAACTGCAAGTAATAATACTGGCGTAGGATATAAAGCTTTAAGTGGAAACACAACTGGAGCGAATAACGTTGGTATTGGTTTTGAATCATTAAAAGCAAACACAACAGCAGGTAGTTGT